AACTCACATACCTCAATCGTCTTCATATTTCTGGATGATGAAAACTCCAGAGCCTCTGCAATAGATTCCTGTTGTTCTGTAGCCGGATGCTCGACAAAGTTCTTTTTAAGCTCTTCCTCATCTCCTAAAATATAACCAGCCCTTTTTCGTGACATCAGTTGATTCCAGGTCAGGTAGTGCTTCTCGTAATACCAAGGACACTCAGGCCATTGCATCGATGGACCAGCAAAAGGAGGAACAAAGATCTGTTCCGGAGAGGTATTCTCAAGAATGATCTGACGGCTTTCCTCAATAAAAGTCTCTTCGATCAGCCTCTTTTCCACCTTGGATACTTTTTTTATCAAATCTCCAAGCAGACCTACAGCCTGTTCCGCAACAGAAGGACGCCCTCTTTTTGTAATAATTTTAGATATCAGCCTTCTTCTCATCATCTGATCTGTATCCAGACGATCTTTCATTACAGATGTTCCGCTAACCAGAGCATCCCATAGATAATCTCCGCCTATTCTTCGAAATGGGATTTGCTTGGTATAAAAGAATTCCCCGTAGTAACGGGTAAGATCTTCGGCTTCTTGGGCAAACTGATCTTCAGCAGCCTGAACTTTTATGAATGGAGAGTTGGAGAACATGGCATCCTGAAACTGTGCCAGCAAACCATCTACCCCAACCCGAATCAAAGGAAGATAAAGATTCGAGGCTCCTGGCCACGGATCCATTTTCTCTTCTGTTTCAGGATTCATGAAGTAGGAGTCAGTCCAATCCCTGTTAGATGATGTCCAGGGTTTCTTGAAAGATTCAGCCAACTCCATTTTATGTTTAAGGTCTTCGTGCAGGTCGGATAGACTTGAACCACTTATTGAAAGTTCTGCTATTAGATTTTCCATCAGGAATCTATTTCATCTTAGCACGAAAGGGCATACCGCACTCGCATCTCCATCCATATCGACCATCTATCCTTGAGACAGATTCGGATGAAAGAGTAGCTTTAGAAGCTCTACAACTTGGATCGAGAGAAGATTCCTTGGTATCAGGACACTGGAAATCTTGAATTTCTGGGGCGGCAACTTTTTCTACTGATCTCTTGGCTACCTTTTTTTTGACAGATTTCTTAGTTCTTTTAACCACGTTTCCTCCTTTTGGTTATTTTGACATTTAACATAAACCACTGTCATTTCAATAAATAGGGGTTGTCTTTCCCGACCCTCTCTGTTTGCTGTATCTAAATGATCGGGGAATATTTTCTGTTTTAGTATATGGACTGTATGCTTTTAGATTCTGTGGATATACATCGATCCCAATACAAACCAGCATCAAAGCACTGACATGATCATCATGATATCCTATCGTTGCTTCGGCTCGTCCACCGGAAGTAATATGAAACCCAACCAGTTCATGGCAGGTTTTCTCGTCTTTTATGACAATCGACCTGCTTTCCATGTAGGTTGCCAGCCTTCCAATTGCTCTGGATCTGTTGCCGTGATGCGTCCTATGTCCTACTTCTCTAAGCTTTCTACCCTTCTGATCCCAGTCATCTCTGTGATATAGCCTGGAATCCGGGTACTTATTAGCCACTTCAATGGCAACATGCTTACCCGTTGAGTTGCTTTCAATGACCGCATAGGCCCCATTGTAGTATTCCAAAAACAAAAGGAGGGGGTCAACCAATAGCTCTTCAGAGATCTGCCCGTATATTTTTGCTACCTGAACTCCGCCAGCAGTATAGTCAAACATCTGACAAACACTCCCATCGGGATCACTTCTTCCGTCCGGAATCTTACCTTCGCAAGTATCCACACCACAAACATACTGATGTCCGGGAACGGGTCTAGCCCACATATACACATCTCCTCCGGAGTCCGGATGGAATTGCAGGCGACGGCTCATTCTCGCAGCGGGAAGAATCGTCCCTCTCTGCGGGTCTACGGTAGGCATGGAGGTAATGATATCAACGTTAAACCTTGGTCTACCGCTATGTATAAATGCTTCATCCGGTGTATACGGATACTCTTGTGATCTTTTCTTTTTGTCGTTCTGACATTTATTTTTCAGAAGATATCGATAAGCATTCATCTGCTCAAGAGATAACCCGAACTTGTTCATGTTCTCTTCTTCAACTCGATCCATCGATTCCTGAAACCACTTGCTTTCCCCTTCATAAGAAAATTCTTTTTGGTACTGCTGATCTTCATACCAAGGGATAAACAGTGGGAGATACCCGTTCCAGTGCTCCCTATTTTCAACAGTAATGATAGGCTTAACCCCAACATCATCATTGATTTCCCAGCGAATGGAGCAATTATCTGCGGCTGCATCCCACATAGGCTTATAGAGGCTGTCAAATCCACAGGCCGTACACTCAATAACAACGGCTGTCTCAGGTAGATCTGCTACTGATTGCATTAAACTAGTCGCTGTCTCTGCCCCATGTCTCCATTTGGAAGCTTCACTACAATGGAGAAATTGCGGAGTGAGACCGCTTCCACTATATTTATTCCCGGCAGTTAGAACACTCATGGATCCCTCTCGATCCCTGAATTTTATTTCCTTGACGTTGGATCGTCTAAGTTCAGGTTTCTCTAACTGGTATCGAGTATGTACTCTCTCTGCAATTTCGAATATCTTCCTTGTAGATCCATCATCATGAGCGATTACAACGGCATCGATTCCCCTTGCAAGGACTTCGTAGTACATTAGGATTTGCAAAGCGGTACTAAGCCCTTCCTTTCGGGCTTTCAGGATAATAATTCTTACTGGCTGGTTGTTGGACTTTGCCCAGTAATAAAGAGCTAGGAGCTTTTTCTGAGCCACTTTAAGTTCACCCAGAGGTCGGACAACTCCAGATGCATCCTTAATCCACGCATGTTTTTCAATATGATAGATAGGGTTTTTCTTACTTAAAGTAGTTTCGATCTCTAGATCTCTACCCTGTAGCAACTTCTTTATCCTCAACAAACATTTGGAAATCAGAGAACTCCTGACCATTGTCTTTCTTGAATTTCTCTAATTCTTTTGGATTGGAAGGAGCTCTTCCATTCTCCTGATTAAAACGAATATCCCAGTAATCCCCTGAAAGAGATCCCTCTGCATCTTCTTGATTTAAAGGGTTTTCCTGGACAATGTTGTAGATTTCCTGGAACTTGATAATCTGATCTCTGGCTTTTCCTCTGGCACTCTGATCCGGAATCTCTATATTTTCCCTACCAACCTTGATCCATTTGGTTGCCATCAGGGATTCATTCAGGGAATCCAGCAGTCTTTCCGGCATTCCTGGAAACCACACACAATCTTTGTACTTCTTGAGAATGCGTTTAAGTTTGCGGTTTTCCCTGTTGAGATTCCCTTGAGTTGGGGGGTTTTCATGATTGGGGTAGGCGATTCTGGCGGCAGACGTACTATCTTTCCCTGAAAGAACTTCCTTGATCCACACTGCCTGCTGTTTGGTCAGGGCTGCTGATCTCACTAGATCACCGACGAGGCCGGAACGATTAGCGGTTCTTCTTCCTGTGAGGATTCCGACATCCTTCCTCCCAGATTTTTACCACAACGATTGCACTGTCGAATCAAAATACGCAAAGGAGTTCCGGAAAGCTGAAACCACATGTCCCAAAACTTATCCGGACTCTCATCATCCGGACATCCACAGGGAAGTTCATTGTCCGGGCCTGATCCGTTCTGTATTTTACTCGTTACACCAACTGTCATGTTATTCCCCCACAGGTAGAACACTTGCAAATAGAATTAGGGATAATGTTATGAGTAGAAATCTCATGACACGTCCTACTTTTATTTTTTTGATGCAAGCCAAAGTGCCGCAATCCATAAAGCTACAACGGCCAAGACAACTCTTGTCCACTCCAAAGATATATTATCATGATTGTTGATATGATCTAAAAATTCTTCCGGAAGATTCATGGATTTTCTATTATGAATACAAGGTATGACTCCGGATTCTAATATGTTAGAATTCGAAGTCGAAGTAGATTGAACCTCCACTTCGTACCCCGCGAGTTTTTTGGGTTCCTACCTTTTTCCTTGCGGGGTTTTATTTTCCAAAAAAAAAGAGGGAAGACTTTTGATCCCCCCCCTTCTTTAAACGGGTAATGCTCTTCTTCTAAGGATAATTCTAACCTAGCCGGTACGCCTCCTTAACTAATGTCCGACGCTTTTTGCGTCTGGTTAATAAAAAATACCGAAACAAATTTATCTCTTGCATGTGACAAATATTTAATATAGGATTTCAGATACCCATTCTGCCGACTTTGAAGGGTCGCTTAGAAACAACTACCACACGCATATCTCTCTCCTTCGTGACCCTTCAATTCAATTATCTACCACTTAACTTTGTTAGCCCAGTAGGCTGCTGACATCTTTCCTCTTTTAATATTCTTAGCATGTCGAGCCTTAAAGCTTTTTCTTCTGGCCTTTTGTTTGGCAGTCTTTGGATTCTTTCCTGCACCACTGACACCCTGTTGTCCAAAACGAATCAGCTTAACCTTGGATCCTTCTTTAGCAAGAACCGCGTGGGATTTTTTTGCCTTGGGTGTTCTCTTGGGTTTGTTGTAACCAGAGAAGCGTTCTCCTCTATAGGTAATAGCCATAGATTACCCTAACCTTTCTTCTTCTTCTTCTTCTTCTTTTTCTTGGATTTCTTTTTTTTCTTTGTGGGTCTTCCGCGTTTTTTCCCGTAGGTTCCTGGTCCATATGGCATAATAATCTCCTTTGTTGGGG